ATTCAGGAGCTGCTGCTCTTCCTTGTAAGCAAGGCCGAAAAGCAGACGATTGTCGATGATCGAGCGGAGCTGAGCGAAGTCATCGAGAACTTGCTTCGAAGCCTTCATCCAGTGCGCGATGACCTTGGCAGTGGTGGTGATCAGATCGAACTTCAGATCAGATTCCGGCTTGGTCGCAGTTTCCGCTACTCCCGCCGCGTTGTTGGTGAAGCCGGTCTCCCGGACATACTCCAGCGTGTTGCCGTCCATCTGCCCGGGGGAGATCAGGTCACGCACGGTCAGGCGGCGGTCAGGCAGCATGAGCACACCCGGCAACCGGGTCGGCGCGATGCCGGCACCGGCAGAGCCAGCCGCGTTCGTGGTGGCAGACGTGATGGTCGCCTTAAAGCGCACATCCGCCTTGCCTTGCGTCGGCCGACCTTCGGCCCAGGCCTTCACGGACTGGTTGTCGACGAACTTCTGGCCGACGGTCTTATCGGCATCCTCGGGATCACCGCCGGGGTTACGAGCAAGCTTTTGCTCGATTTCCGACATCTGCTCCACGAGGCCGTTCATCTTCAGGAGAGCTTCGTCAGCCTTCTCCTTCAGCTGAGAGGTCAGCGTCTCGCCGGCCTTGGCCTTGCCGAGGGCTTCTTCAGCAATGGCCTTGACGGCATCGACGGCCTGTTTGTGATCGGTCTTGATCTGGGTGGCGAGCGCCTGAATATCCAAGCCCTGGTCATTGGGCTTATCGAAATTCAGACGAGGCGCGTATCGCGAGTAGGCCATTCCTGCGACAAGCGCAGCAACGCCACCCGCCGCTCCGAAGCGATAAAACTTCGACATGGTGGTTTCCTTTTCAGAGTGTGAGGGTTCAGCCGGCGTTCAGCAGTTTCAGGAAGCGCACGGCATCTTCGTTCGCCTTCTCACCCTCGGAATCACTCCGAATGGCCTTTGCGTAACCGACGGAGGCGATCCGAACGGCCATCGCTTTCGGAACACCTGCCTCGCGCAGGATGTCCTCGAATTCCTTGATAGGCATGGGGTCGCCGTCCCGCAGACGGCGCGCGAATTCATCCATGCGCTCGGATTTCACAGCCTCAATGCGGGCCCGTCGATTTGCGGGGAATGAAACCGGGCTGATTTCGTAGAGATCGAGCTTCTTGAGGAGGCGAATATTGCCATCCTGGTCGGTGTCTACTTCACGGTAGCCGATAGACAGTCCTCCGATCGCATCATTCTTGGCGAGCGCATAAACTTCTTTCGCCCGCTGAACTTCCAGAATGAGCCGGCCTTGACCCCATAGACCTTTTGCATCTTCGGCCAGGTCATCCCAAACGCCGATCGGCTGGTCGGGATTGTGCTGCCAGAGCATTTTGACTTTAGTGCCCTCGCGCTTGTGCTTTGCGAGGCTTTCGATGAATGCGCCCGGCATGACCTTCTCGCCATAGCTGTCGACATTGCCGAAGACAGAGCCATAGCCCTCAAAAGTGCCGTCATCCGACAGCTTCTTCAGCTGCAGGGTGAAATCTTTGGTTTTCATTTGTCCTATTCCTGCGCTGGCGCCGGAAGCAGATTCTGCTTGCCGGCCTCAGTGATAGGGACGTTCTGCATTTGCATCCGCGGCACGTCTCCGCCGTCGACCGCGGGAAGATTTTCCAACGCGCGCACCTCGTTGATGGTCATGGCGCCAATGGCGGTCATTTCTTTGTAGAAGGAAGCGCGGCCGGCGCTGTCGGCACGGAGAAGTCCTTCAAGGTTGAACTCGATGACAATACCGCTGGTGCGGTCGGCGGGCGTGAGGAGCTGTTTTTCCAGCGCCTGCTCTATTCGCTTGAGCCGCCGGCGCAGTGTGAATTTCTGAAAGCCCAGTGTTTGTTCACTAAGGCCAGTGCCCCAACTTGACGACTTCTCGGTGTGCCCAATCATGTGCGGTGGGACGCCGAAGAACCGACAGACTTCTTCAACAGAGAATCGGCGCGACTCCAGCATCTGTGCGTCTTCAGGATTGATCGAGAGACTCTGCCACTTGGTGCCGCCTTCCAGCACCATTGGGCGGCCGGCATTTACGGCCCCGACAAATTTCTCGATCAACTTACTTTCGGCAAGATCGCGTTGCGGCTCGGTCAGCCATTTCTCGAAGGTCAGGACGCCCGACGGCCGCAAGCCATTCTTGAAGGTTGCCCCTGCCGATTTGTCGATGGCGCGCGCGAGACCGAAAGTGTTTCGCCCGAACTGAAGGGTGGACATGCCGCCCAAGGGATTCCCGCCGAAGCCACGGATATGCAACACCCTCCGATCGGTCTCAGTGAAACTCTGCCCGTTTTCACTCCAGGTATATTCGATGTCACCGTTCTTTAGTCGACGGACCGAAACGCACGCAGGGATGATCGGATGCAAAGCGCGAACTTGGCCAGCCGAACGCTCTATCCTTGCGTAGGCATTCCCCCATAATTCCAGCGAAGCGAATGCAAATTCCCAGAAGTCGACGGCAGTCTGATCATAGTTCGGGCTATCATGCAGGATGCGATACAGCGGATGGTCAACAGCGACCGTCCGTGTCCCATCGCGAGATGTCCGATACACCATCAGCGGCAAAGATCCGCCGGTACCTGCGACCAGGTTCACGCAGGCCCATACGGCCGACAGTGAGAGAGCGGCTTCGCCTGTGACGTGCTCTCCCGTGTCGCTCATCTGGCCAGTCGGATACCAGCCATCGGGCTCCCGAATGGTAAGATTCCGAATAACCCTCTGCGCCGCCTTGAGCGCCAGCCCTCGAAAGAGCTTCATTCAAGCGGCACCCGACAGCGAAGCAAAGAAGTCATCGGCAGTTGCCTCGTTGTCTTTCCGGTCGCGCGCCTTCAGGCCCATCAGCATTGATGTCGCCACCGCGGCGTCGATGCGAAATCGAACCTTGTCTTTGTCGATCTTGCGGTTACCCGCAGGGTCCATCGTGGCTATCGCGTTGGCGAAATGGTTGGTCAGGACCGGGTTGGACGGATGGATCAGCTTTCGCTCGATGACCGCCAGCTCCAGCGCGTCGATCGCCGGCGCCATATCTCGGTAACCCTGCCCCCACGGCACCAGCCGCAGTCCGGATCCCTTGGTCTCACCCTTGTCTTCGAACGCCTCAAGTCCGATACGATCGAACTCTCGCAGCAAGTCTTTGATCCGCCACCGGTCATAGGCGAGGCCGACAACCCGATATGTCTGGCACAGTTCAGCGATCTTCAGCGCTACTACGGCGGGATCAATTGATCTGCCAGGCGACGTCAGAAGGTGCCCTTGCTTCGCCCATTCGACATAACGGATGTTTCCGCCGCCGAAGTCGCGCGCGCTATGCTCCTGTAACAGCGCTTCGGGCTTCCAAATGAACGGCTTGATCCTGGTCGGATCCGATACGCTTCCCATAATCAGCGCCGTCAGATCGACGATAGCGGACATGTCGAGTGCTAGATAAACCTCCTCGCCATCCGTGAACTCAGCTTCGCCAGCACACGCCAGCCATTCCGTCCGGCTGATCAGAGAGGCGATCGGCGCCACACGCTGGTTAGCATACAGGTTGCGGAACTTCGGCTCCTCCGCCGGCATGCGCATGGCTTTGTCGGCGATTGCCTTCAAGTCATCCAGCGATCGAAAGTCGCCAAGCGCCGGATTAGCCTTCTTCCAGTTGGCCGGATCGAACACGTCGTCCGTTTCCGGAATCTCGTACAGGTGGCAAACGATGGTCGGATCTTCTGAGTTCAGTCCGTCATCGATCAGCTTGGAAAGGATATGCTCCGGATCGTTCGACTGGGTCGAGATGACGACGAACAAGGGCTCGGCACGGGCACCAAAGGATGTATCCAGGACGTCGTAGAGATCTCTGGACTTAGCCTGCGCGAGCTCGTCAAAGATCGCGAAGGTCGGGTTTAATCCATGCTTGGTGCCGGCCTCAGCTGAGATGGCACGATAGAAGGATCCGTTCTGGTAGCAGGCCAATGTCTTGGTCGACGGGATCACCCGGATCATCGCCGACAATTCTGGGTCCGCCTCCACGATCTGGCGTGCAACCTTGAAAACTTGCGCGGCCTGCTCCCGATCATTCGCCGCGGAAAAGATTTCTCCGTTCTGTATCGCTTCTGGTCCGATGAGATGCACCAGCACCAGCGCCGCGATCAGCGCCGTCTTGCCGTTCTTGCGTGCGATCGACAGGATCGCCCGGCGCACCACCCGCCGGCCTTCCCGGCCATGCGGCTCGTAAATGTCGCGGATGAACCGCTTCTGCCATTCCCTCAGCTTGAACCGGCCGCCCTGCCCTTCGCCAGACGGAACGGTCAGCTGTTCAATGAAGGTGATGACCCTTGCTGACCGATCAGGCCGGCGAACTTGGACTTTTGCTGCTTTGCGCCCGGTAGCTTGAGCGCGGCCCGGCTTTTCGGATCGAGCCCCAGCCGATCGCCGAGACTTGCCAACTTCTCTGCCTGGCCGTTGAGGATCTTGATCCATGGAGACGGTACTTCAGACCCCGCGGAGTTGGTGACGATCCAGGCGAATTCCGGATTGCTGATTTCCAGCGCCGCCTTCTTGTGCAGCGCCCAAGCCATACCGAATGCGGCCAGAAGAAAACTGTCGAGAGCCGAGTAAACCTTCGCCGGCATCGACTGCTTGATGCACTCAATGCAGCCGCGCGCGTCGTCCATCAGATGTTCGGCAATAAACGGCTCACCGAGCCCCTCGACACCGGCCGCCTCGATCACCCGCTTGCCGGGATTTCCCTCAAGCTGCTCAAGCGCAGAAAGCTTTTTGCGACGGCCCATGGCGTTCCAAGATTCTCAAGAATTCTGCGGAATTGCGTTTTGTGGGAGGGCGCCGGTCCGGAAGAC